ATCATCAAGAGCATTTCTAGCTTGATTAAAAATACTTGTTACTGCAGCACCTGGAACTGCTCGAGCTCCACCACCTGCGAAAGCCCCTAAGAAAATTGCTTCTGATATTCTTAGTTTTGCATCTGCCGCATCATAATCTTCATCAATAGCAAATCTTTGGGTAACTGATAACCCCTCTTGTAAACCTTCTGCCGTACCTTCTGATACCGTACTAATACCAACTAGAGTAGCCATGTCTCTAGCAAAGTTAGAAAAATAGTTTGTATCTTTTTGTGCTGATCTTAATACGCCAAGAGATTGATTATCCATACCCTTTAGCCCCTTTTCTTGGAATTTTTTGTACAAAGTGAAAAGACGTGCCTCTTGGCCTTTAAGAGAATCAGGATTTTTTTCTCCTTGTGCAACTATTCTACCTAGTTTTGTTTTACGCAAAGCCATGCTATACAAAGCCTTAGCAAAAAACACTTCTGCCGCAGTTCCAATAATAGCTTGTGGTAAACCTAAACCAAGAGCCGCAAACGCTTCGGGTTTACCCAACTCTCTTCCTGCTTCTCTATATTCTTGTAAAGATTGTGATGTCCCTACTTTATACTCTTGCAAAAAAGCACCAGTTATAGACCCACCTTTTACCAAACGGTTACCTAACGTCCAAGCCTCCTCCAAAACTACTCTTTCTTCAGGAGATAAAGCTTTTAAGCCCGCAGTGCCTCCTCCGGCCATTCTGTATTTCTTTAAGGCATCTTTTAACAACTGCTTAGTTGCCGCTTTACCACCACGTTTTAAACTTTCTTTTAATATAAAGCCTACTCCACCACCCGCTATTGCACTTGCTACTGTTTCCATAGCTTGAGGTAATATTTTACCTATCCCACCAAATACCTGTTCAATTCCACCAGCAAAAGTAGGGTTATCATAAAAGTCTTTATAAGGAGTTAATGCTTGGAAATACTCTGCTGCCGTCCTTTCATAAAAATCAGCTGTCGCTAAATTAGCTGCTGCAGCTTCATCTCTTCCAAAGGCAATATTAAAAGCGGCCTTCATGCTGTTGTAATCAGATGATGCTTGTTCTAACCCACCACTAAAGCCATATAAAAACTTACCAAACAAAGATTCGGGTTTAGCTTTTTCCCCAAAAGGAGTTCTTTCATAATCAACAGAAGCCCCAGCAGCTTCGATGGCTCTAGCTTCGGAGTCAAGAAATATACCACTTAAATCTGTACCAGCTGAAGCTACTCTTCTATCCGGTGTGGGCTCAATAGGGGGTAACACAGTAGGTGCTTCAAGGCCTTTGATAGAATCTGCAAATAATTCTGCTCTATTAACATCTTTACCAGACTCTTGTAAAAACCACTCAGAGTCTATTGCTTCTTTTGCTGCAGTATCAAAGTTTTTATTTTTTAATGCTTCCCAAGTTTGTTCTAAAGCATTAGGGTTTACGTCTTTATTCCACCAATTCTCTCCTAATTGAAAATTAGTATGGGTTAACCTCTCTATAAACCTTTCGTCATCGGTGCCATAACCAAGCTCTTGTGCTTGACTTAATGCTGCTTCATAAGCTTTTGTCGCATCAGCCTCAAACCATTGTGTAAGATCTCCAGGGCGAAGTTTATCGCCAGCTTTATATTGATCTAATTCAGCACCGTTTAATTTATGTCCTACACCTGCAGTCAGGTTCCCTAGCTTATCAGTGTAAACATAATCTTTACTGCCTTCTTCGGTAAGAAGTGAATTTAAGATATATTGAGGTACCTGCACACTACTTACCTCGTTGCCCTATTGTTTCTATAAGTTGATTTACTTCAGCCATTCTTTTCATAGCTTCAAGTAAAGGCTTTCCACCTTCGTCAGCATTGAGGATGTCGGCTTCTTCAATATAAGATACATTAGCCCCACCCGCAGGATTCATAACCCTAAATCGTTTTGCGTCTGGATCATATCTTAGTCTAGAAGCAACCTGTCCAAATGCCTGTGGGTCTCTGTTGTAGTTACTAACAAAAGGAATTCTTTCTAGTATACCTCTACCCCAACCAATACTAGCTAAGTCTTTTATTTTTTGTTGTATCAATCTAGCATTCGCATTTTGATATTTAAGTACAGTGCTTCGGAACTGCCCGTCTGATAGGTACTGATTCCTACCTTCATTTGTTCTTAAGTAATCCATAAATTGACTGTTAGCTAATGCAAGTTGGTTGTTTCCTTCAGTTAATATCGCTTTTCTTTCCTTGCCAGTCGCTGCTGCTAGCTTAGGTCCATCTATTGTTTTTAAAAGATTATCAACAGTAGAATCAAATGACTCAATAAAACCTCTATCCATCTCTGGTGCTTCGAATTCTTTCGGTGCGATAAAGGTCCCATAAGTAAGAAAATTTGTAACATTATCTGAAGACATAAAGGTATCGTACATTTTACTATTTGGGTCCATCATTCCATATATTCGTAACATAGCCCCATATCTAGCTACAGGAGAGGCTTGCCCAAGATTACCATTAGCCATAGCTGGTATATTAGACAGTTTTTCGAGGTTAGCTTGGTCCGTATCATTTACTTCAATAGCTTGGTTTATTAACGTTCTAATGTTGTCTATGGATTCGCCATCCTCTATAGCTTTTTTTATTTTAGGGAAATACGTTAAACTCTCCTTACTCAAAGAGTCACGTATTGCGCTGTCGTCTGTTGAAGATACTGCTACTCCAAATATATCGTTTTTGTTATTATTAAGAGCAAATTCATAAGGGTCATTTAAATATTCTTGTAACTTCTCGGGGTTAGAAGCACTTAACCTACCTATCAATTCTTTGTGCTTTTTATCAGAATAAAATTCATTTACTGTTTTTATGTTGTTTCTTCTATCTTCAGTGCTTATACCGTCCTCTGGGCCAGCTCTTCTTTCTTCTTTTATACGGGTGTTTATATCTTTTATAGCACCTCTACCCGCATCTTCTAAAAGCCCATTTCTGTAATTATCTGATTCTCTACGAAGCTTCTTCTGTTCCTCTATACTAAAAAAGCCTAATTGTGTATCGCTCATACCATAAATAGAACCTTTTGGATAGATATCTAAATCCCTTGTAGTTACATCTCCGGGAGCATCAGCAAGAGTACCAAACTGTGTAACCCCAGTTGTTATATATCCCCTAGCTGTATCACCTGCATCTCTAAATTGTTTTATTGCCTCTAAAACTTCATCTTTAGTATCGGCTTCTGCAATTCTTTCTTTTGCACCGAACAAGCTATCTGTTTCTGTAAGAGTTAAACCACTTCCACCAGTAGGCGCTTGCTCTTGATTTTCTTGGTCAGTTGCAGTTATTATTTTAGTTAGTGCCTCTAGTTTTGTTCGTCTGTCAGTAGTTTCGGAATTAATTTTGTCAAACTCAGCTTTATACTGATCAAACGCTTGCTCAGTTAAACCCACCATTGCCCCTATTTGACCACCATTAGGCATTTTATTTGCTAAATCTGTATAAAGCGCTTTGTAAGCGGTGTCTAAATATTTATTTATAGGAATATCTTGACCAGCAAAATCTTTTGTTACTCCCCCTAAAAATTCTTGATCTGATGCTATTTCAGAATCGGTCATGTCAGCTAAATTAGTGCCGTCTGAAGTAAGGTCAGCAGAGTAAAAAAATTGACCGCCGTCTTTGTCTTTACCGACTGCTCTGACTAAAGGATTAATAATCGCGTATCTCCCGTTTTGATTTATACCATATTGAGAGCCAAGCCAATCTATTTTTTTACCTTCCCCAAAAAGTTTATAGTCATAGCCTAAACTGTTTTGTAATAAACTTGCATTATATCTACCCTTACTTTCGTCCCCTAACGCTTTACCTAAAGTTACAGCAGTGCTCGGTGTTAGTTTAAAAAGATCAGTATCATCTACTTCAAGCTCGGCCTTAAATTTATTAAAGGCATCTTCATCTCTAAACGCGGACTGGTCTGGTAAGTCTTCCCACTCTTTGTTTTTAAACTCTCTTGCGTCTCCTAAAATTTGTTCTTGGACTTGAAGAATCGCACCTAGTTGGTTAGATCGTCCTTTATCTATGCCTTCTTGATTAGTTGCACCAATATTGAAACCAAAAAATTGTTTCCAATTATCACCTGCCGTCCTCTCTCTGTATTCTGTTTGCGATTGGCCAAAAGGGTTATTACTAGCTAAACCACTACCTCCACTACCTCCACCTGAAGTAAATGGATTAAAGGGATTACTCCCAAAAGTGCTATCAAAAGTATCTTTTTCTGTCGCCATTCTTTATACCTACTATGCAAACAGAATTGCCGCCATAGCTGCTGTAGCTAATACGCTACCACCAATCTGTCTATTTTGTGCTGCATGTTGTGCCCTTGCTTGAGTAAAGGCATTCTGTCTACTTACATCATTTGCAGCAGCAGTACCCAACCCAGTTAAAGAGCTCCTGTTAACCCCTTGCCCAATATTTATTAAATTAGCTAAGGTTCTATTATTTGCATCTAACTGTGCTAGTCGAGCGTTATTTAAACCGCCTGTCAGTGCTAAAGCTTCGCCTCTTTGGCTAGCTGCTTCTCTACCTTGTCTTAAAGCAGCAGTTTCTGACATGCCTAACCTTTCTCTATTACGTCTAGCAACGTCTTCTGCAATTTGTGTTTGCTGCGCTACATCTTCTGGCACAGCGTCTACAAGACTTGTGTCTTTTCTATTTCGTAACATCTCTTCTTCAAAAGGACGAAAATCATTTATATATCTACCATATTGCCTTACTGCAACATCAGCGTAATCAAAATCTGGGTTAGCAGAAGGGGTAAGTCCTAACTTACTCCTTTCGTTTTTTAAATAATTTTGTTGTCCTTCTTTAGTAGTTGTGTCAAAAGCAGTCTTAACCGCAGGTGGAGTAAAACCATAGAAAGTTCCTCCTGTTTCGCCGCCAATGTGCGTAGGTTGTAAAAAACTGTAGTCTAACATTACACCATACCTCTCATATTATTGGACCACCATAGGGTTCTTCTCTTTGTCTGCTAGTGTTTTTCTCATCGATGTTTTAGCTGCGGTGAGACCTATGTTTGCTAGCGCAGCTTTGTTTGCTCTTCTTACTGTTTGTTTCTCTGCAGCTCTTGCGAGTGTTTCAGATCTTTCTAATTTAGAGGCCTGTGCTAAAGCGCTACCGGCATCTGCTGCTTGTCCACGAGCAATACCTAATACATTTAAACCCTCTTGGTCTTTTACACCTTTTGCTGTGACGTTTGCAGAAAGCATTTGTCCAATAGCTCCAGAGGCCATGTTTGCAGCGTTGTCTACTGCGCTAGTAACTCCGGGAGCAAGAGGTTGCCCAGTTAAAGCCTGCATAGTATCAGCTTGGGCTCTGCCACGTAGAGTTTGTTGTCTGTTAGAGCTACGAGCTTCATCTCTCATTTCCCTTAATAACGGGTCATAAGTGCTTTCAAAGTAATCCTGATCAGCTTTTGCTATAGCAGATTGAATTTTTTCAGTTTCACCTGGTTGATACTCTTCTGCTTTTGGACCACTACCCATATTTATACCTCTTTTTTATAAACTGTGGTTATTGCTTTAAATCCATGCTTTTCAGCCGCCCTACTCCATCCAGGTCGGTCGGAATGAAACTCCATTCCTGTTATGCTAGTGTTTTGTATTAGACCTTCTAAAAACTCTACACCAGCGCTTATTATATTATACCCGGGTCTGCTATATGCAACCCAAATAAATAAAGTTTTCTCTCCTCCAGCATCATCTAAAACTGACACTATAACAAAACCTGCATAGTATTTATCCTCATAAACCATGTATAACTCAGAACTGCCTTTTCGCAATGCTGCATATACATCGGCTGGTATCCAATCCGCGTATGACTTTTGAGCTACTTTTTTAAGGTCCGGTTCTATTGTGTTGTAAGCAACTTTAACATCCTCTAAAGGAATGTACTCAAAGACCTTACCCTTAATAGTCCAACTCTTTGCCATATCGTCCATACCTCTTCCTTGGGGATAAACCTGCACTTTTATATTTAACTGTTCTTTTTACACCAATGTTTCCGCCTCTACCTCTCAACTCCGCATCATTTATTTGGTTTTGAAATAGATTAAAATAATCAGCTGAGGCTTGTGGATTAGTCCACTCTTTACCTGGTATTCTTAGTAATCTGTAAATAGCACCATATATAATCCCGTCTCGATAATCATTACTAAAATTAGTATCTATACTATTAGTAGTCCTAGTAGGTTTTAAGGCTACGTTCAAGAGCAAACCATTTACAGTTTTTGTATTCGGGACTGGCACCAACCAAAAGGTATCCGGTGTTTTTTGTAAGTACACAGCAGGTACTCCAGACTTATCTCGCCAATCTGGGTAATTTAATTCTAAACTTCTTGGACTAATAGGGTCTAAATCATCCCCGTCATAAGTAGCCCACAATATTTGGTGTACATCTGTACCACTGGGTTGATCAAACTCATACTCATATGTGCCTGATATTGTAGTTATTGGGTCTAGGTCATAGGTAAAAGCTTTACTTTTTTCACAAAGCTCTATGGTTGCAGAACGTAAGTTATTTCTAATTAAAGAATCTGGACAACCCGGAACATATGGCAATACATCTTTTATTAAACTTTCAAAACTAGCCATTATTCCTCATCGCCTCCGCTTGCGGTGCATTTGATTCTTGTTGAGCAAAACCAGTACCTAAACTCATCTGAAAAGCGTTAAAGTAGGCGGTAGCTTTTTGTAAACCCCCACCAGCTTCTGCATCTTTTAAATAAGCTTTGTACGTTACAAAATCCATAAGGGCATTTGCAAAAATATCATCTACTTGTATTAAGTCAGTATTAGACCCAATACTAGTAGGGTTTTTAGAATATACTACCTCTATATAAGCACTACCAGATACTCCAGGGTAAACATAAAATTTCCTAGGGTCTCTAGGGTCAAACATAAAATGCTTAACTACTGTACCATGAGCTGCATCACCCGTAGCTGTAGGGTCATGCCAATCAGGGTCTACACTATTTATAGCTTCAAATTCAGTTCTACGTATAGCTTTACCACCCGTTGCATCACTAGCAGTACCAGACATATTTCGCACAATATTTAATAAACGTAAGCCATCGGAAGGTATTGTTTGTTCAGTGCCAGTTGCTAATAGTACATTTGCGTGTGTAGCAGTAGAATCTGGGCGAAAATTAGCAATCTCTCTTTGAGCATCACTTAAGTAATCAAATAGTTCCCCATCGGTCCAACGCACACCAGTATTATCCTGAAGTGTATTACGCACCCTGGATAATATGTGTTGTGCTTGTAACGTACCAGCCATCTATTCTTCTTCTTTTTTCTCTGTTTTCTTAACGAGTTTTGGCTTTGCTTTAGGTTCAGGCTTTGGCTTAGGTTCTTCTCTTACTTCCTTAGCCCCAGCTTGTATACAAGCATATCCAATATACTCTGGGAATTCTCTTGCTTCTCCTGCGTACAAACGAACAGCATCCCCAGTTTTTAGTGATACATATAAATCTGTTTCTGAGATAACTTTCATAGTTTTTCTTTCCATTTAAAACTCCTGTTTAGTAGAAAGAGGTGGTCCGAAGACCACCCCAATCTTAATTAAAATGCGCAATCTACTCTGATTACACCAAAGTCTTCATCCTGACCAGAAATGTCAGAATTGTACTTAGGTTTCTTAAGACCCATGATCTTACCGATAGAAATACCGTTTTGGTTTCCATAGTCAAAAGTGTCTTCAACTATTTCAGGCAAACCGATATCTGCCATAGCAAGAGCTTGAGCTCCACAGAATAAACAAGCAGCGAAATCAATGTCACTACCTGATCCACCTTTCTGAGTACCAGAAGTACCCTGAGAAGTGTTTGGCACGTGTCTGAATTCGTGAACCATGACACCGTCAACCATTAAGCTAGAAGATCCAGCAAATAGTTCGTTGTTTGGTCCTCTGACACCAGCGCTTCTTACGTTTGATAAGAAGTCTGAGTCTAGTTTCAGATCAGCCATTACTTGTGGAGTAACAAAAAGATGGTACATCTCTTCATTACCATTTCCTCTCATACCTCTAATGTATTGGTCTTTAGCATAAGCTTTCAACTCAACAATAGTGCTGTAAGACATTGTGTCAGCAGCAACTAAAGCAGAAGTATCACCAGCAACTAGACCACTAGTTGCGTCGACTCTTCTGTGTCTGTTAGAAGTAGGAGCAGTTACATCACCATTAAAGGCAAGGTCAGACAAGTTAGCACCTGAGCCTAGTACTGGTCTAGTCGCAGCAGAACCACCGATGTTGTTGTTCTTTCTGTTGTAGTCAATACCAGCCAAAGTTAAAAATGCAACTTGGTCTAGTCTGTCCGCCATTGCGTATGCAAGTGCGTCTCTTGAGTGCTCACGGAAGTTGACAACAGATTTTTGATCCGCTAAACGACCAGATAGTCTGTTCGCAAATCTTAATTGATCTAATTGTACAACGATGTCGAATGCTCTTAATGCTTCTTCATTACCTTCAAGAGTATTGTCACCAACGATACCATCACCAGTCATGTCAGCTAAAAGTGTTAAAACAGCTCTAGCTCCTTTTTCTGATTGAGTAAGTTCAGATATTCTCTGAACCATAGCGTTGGGGCCACTACCCGCAAATTGGTTAATGAAGGACATGTTTCGAGCTACTCGCCAAAAATCACGAGACCAGATAGTAAGCTGTTCACTGGTCAACGCGCTGAAATTTGTATTAGCCATTAGGCCTCCAAATAAAAAATTAATAAAATAACCAATCGCTATTTGGGGCGATATCCCGTATACCCTTTATCGTTGGGATACGATATCGTTAATTTAACGAGCACGACCTCGAACAGTTAACGTCGTTGTAGACGAAAAAACGATTTTTATACTGAACGACCAGTTGTTGGATATCGTTCCAACCGACGAATTCTTTAATACTATACTACTATTTAGTCAAAGTCACCACGCATTCTGCGTAAAGTTTCTTCTGGTAGTGCACCAAACTCATCATCAGACAGCACATTTATATCTACAATTTTCTTGTTTTTAGTAGATTCACCCTTCATTTCGGGTGGTTGAGATTGCGAAGCTTGTACTTTTTTAGATACATTCGCTTTCGCTTTCTTGTCTTGCACTGCTTGACTAAGTTTAGGAGCAGGATCGTTTGCAACTGAACCATCTCCTTGTAAAAGTTCAGGTTTTTTACTTAATAGTGTAACTTCAGTAGCTTTTGCTAAGGAATCAGCGGCGCCATACCCTTGATAGATAAAAGCATCACGTAATTCCATTACTTCATTTGTTAGTTTTTCATCAAAAGATTTACTTTTCTCATTAAATATAGGAAAAACTTCCATAATTTCACTAGCTTTCTGTTGTAACTCACGAGACTCCCTATCCTGTTGCACAGTTTGACCCATTTTACTTTGGACTTCAGATAATACTTCTGCTCTTTCAGCAGTTCTTATTTCTTCTCTTAGGTCTGCAGCCCTATCTGTTTCACCTTCTAATACTAAGTCTTGGTATTCTTTTTCTTTGGTAACAAAATCATACTTAGGAGTAGCATCTTCAGCGGGTTTTTCTTCCATGTCTTGAATAATTTTTTGCATCTCTTTATTTTTTGCAAGAACCTCATCGAGTCGTGATTTAGGTACCATAGGTGCTTTAGTTTCTACCTCTGGTCCTTCCTCCACTGCTTCCACAGGCTGTCCATCATCTCCCGGAACATTTTCTTGTTCTCCTGATGGTTCTTCACTCTCTGTTTCGTTTGTAACAGTTTCTTCGACTTGCTCTTCTGCAACTTCTTCTGTTGCTTCCTCTGCAACAGGTTCTTCTTCTGTTGCTTCTTCTTCTTGACCTTCTTCAACTTCTTCCTCCGTGTTTTCAAAGTTCATATCTACTTCAAACGGTTTTACATCTTCCTCTGTTTTTGGATCAGCACCCGGCATTCCGTCGAATACTAATTCCTCATTATTTTTATCTTTAGCCATTATTTACCTCCTGAGTTTTTCATAGCTTCGGCAGCCAGTTTAGTTGCCGCTTGGGTTTCACTTTGTCCTTGCCTCATTCTATTAGTCATCGCAGATAACTCTTGTCGTAAGGCGAGTTCTTGTTGCTTCATTTGCATTTTACTTTGTATCTCAGCCACTTTAATTTGTGGGTCAGCAGCAGTCTCTTGAGCTTTAGCCATATTAAGTTGAGATAGCGATTGTAAATTCTGTACTTCGGCTTCCATCTTAGCAATCTCAAGTTGTATTTTCTTGATTTCAGCTTCAGCTTGGAAGGCTTGTATTTGAGCCTGTTCTTCACTCATTGGTTCCATACCCTGCATTATACGTATACGTTTAGCAACTTCACCTTTTTTCGCTAAGTGTGAGTAATCAACAATTAAGTCATCTGGTATTGGTACACCAACCTGTCTTAGTTGTATCGCCTCAGCGAATTGTACTTCATCATAATTATCACGAGTAGGCATAGTACCGATTACCACTTTGTACTCACCTAAAGTTAAATCATTTATAACATCTCCTTCTGGAGTTACTGCATTGACTCGCAATGGAACTTCAGGCTTCATTGGGTCAGCTTCATCGGTAATTTGAATTAGACGTTCTTCTGTGTAATACGCCTGTACCAGACGTAGAATATGTTCTGCTAAATATTGTCTAGTTTTTTGTAAATTATCTAATGGCACTTGAATCATAAGTGCCCCTCGGTTTTGTTTTGCTTGGATAGCTACTCCTGATACCTCAGGACTATCAGTACCCAGCATAGCATCACTAATACCACTAATCTGTTTAATGTTAGCTGCAGCCTTTTGGCTAATCCTATCTAAGCCGGTGGGAATCTGATTCGGTGGTATCTTCGCTGGGGGGGAGGATCCGCGATTATACTCTAGTACTAAACCAGTTTCCGCACCGTGTTCTTCTAAATCGTCAGCAGTCATACCATTTAATGACCCATTCTCTACAATCCAACCACTGTTAGCTGTAGTGTTTACGATATGTAATTCTTGTGAACTTATCTTGTTCAATTGTTCTTGTGGAGATATTAAGTTTCTTACCATGCCAAATGGTCTACCTCTTCGCCAGTACGGGAAGTAAGGCACGATTGTGAAACACTCGTAAGGTGACCAGTCATCATGTAATACAACTTTATCTGCTGTAACAGTCCAACGCACTTTACGATCCTGTCGTGTAAGTACGTCTAAGCCATAGTCATCGGCAAATTTATCTCTTTTACGTTTGCCCCAATTAGTGGGTACTTGTCGCATATCACCGGTAACTCTATCTACATAGTACACACACTCTTTGAGTTGGTAATACTGCCTTTCGATAACTCTTACTGCACGTAATTGTCTATTTTCTTCTGGATTAGTTGTACTGCTTTGGTTGTACTCTACACCACTATAGGTATCACCATACCTTGTTTCTTCATACTCTACAGAGTCTTGGCCCATAGTGTTGCCATATTCTGCAGCTACTCTTAATCTATCTGCTGGTTTCTGACCATATTGTTCTTCTATCTGATCTAAACTCATCCACTTGGTTTCAAATATCTCATTCCAAGTTTTAGGATCATACTCCTTGGCGTCAGGGTCAATCAGAATGTCTAACGGATCCTTGGTACTTATACGCACTTCTCCTTGGATATGATCCGTGAAATCTATTCTTACATCAAAATAGCCTCGGTCTTGAATAAGACCATCAGCAAAAACTGTACCCTCTAGCCAGTCTAAGTTATTGTTTGCAGAAATCTGTAAATACAACTTATTAAGAACATTAGCAATATCCTGAGTACCATTACCTATTGGTTTGAAATTGACATCTGCTCTTCGAGTGCTTTGTTCACCCAACACAGTGTTAACCGTAGGAAGTATTGTATTAATTGTAAGAGCTGGACGCCCTTCATCATCTAAAGATGCTACATCAGCTGGATCCCATTGGTTACCACGATAAAAAGCATCACATTTTTTAGCAGTTTCGATATACTCTAAGTGACCATTATCACGCGCGCGTTCGTAACGCTCAAACTGATTGGTTGCTATATAATGCTCTTCTTCTGTACTTAACTTTTTCTTTTTCTTGCTGTAATCCATTAAGAACTCATAGCTGATTTACGTTTATCACTCTTAGCTAGAAATTTTAACTTATCTCGCCAAGACGGTTCATGTTCTATCTTCTCTACAAAGGTAGCGAATTCTGTCATCATTAATCCTATCCATGCTAACGCATCCACTTGGTCATCATGTACCCCGTTTGGAAAACG